TACATCTGATTTTCAGATTCAAGCGGTTTCAAGCAGAACCGAAATCGGCCCTACAACAAACACACCGCTGTCATTTAAGACCAACAACACAGAACGTGCCCGTATAGACTCCAGCGGGAATTTGTTGGTGGGGACTACGAGTGCAATTTCTTCAAATAGAACAAGCATAAATATAACGGCCAATTCTGGCGTTACAGCAGTTCCATTAACTGATTTAACCCAAAATTCTTATGTTGATATAACAATTCCAAATGCTGTTGGTGGCGCAGTTATGGCAGTGCAATTGATGGTAACAAATACTTTTAAAGCAAATGCAAACGGAAGAACCTCAACATTGTTTGCAGTTTTTGACCGAGGGCTAAATAACACAACCATTAACACAATTTCTTCTGCCAACGGTGGTACTAGCGGCGCATCATTTACAGTAACCGTTCCTTCTGCTGGTGTGATTCGCATCACAAACACTGTTGCTGGAATTTGCTCTTTAAGCGCAGTTGCCACAATAGTCACTGGGTTCTAATAATTTTTAACTGAAAGGCTAATCATGTCAGCGTTGACGCAAGAACGTGTAAAGGGGTTATTCGACTACCGTGATGGTCAGTTGTTCTGGAAAGAGCGACCACGTTCCGACTTCAAAACTGACTTGGCGTATCTGCAATGGAACCCCAAACACGCTGGCAAACAAGCTGGTTGTTATAGCGGTCAACGTCATGGAACTGTTGCGATTGATAAGCGGCACTACAATCTTCACAGAATTATTTTTCTATGGCATCACGGGTATCAGCCTGAGATTGTTGACCACGCCGACTGCAACCCTCAAAACAACTTGATTGAAAATTTGAGGGCGGCGAACAAAGCTGAAAACCAAAGAAATTCTGGTATGTTTTCTCACAATACGTCAGGCTACAAAGGCGTGGTGTGGAGTAAGGTATGCCAAAAATGGATTGCCCGTGTCAAAGTGCATGGCAAGACCAAACACTTAGGTGTTTTTGAGGATATAGAGTTTGCTGACTTGGTTGCCCAAGAAGCAAGAAACAAATTTCATGGCGCTTTTGCCAGACACAACTGAAAGGAAAAACTATGGCTGCAACTCTTGCGTGGACGATTGATTGGCTAAAGACTTCAACTCAAACCGTGAACGGTTTTCAAGAGGTTGTGGTTGATGCTGGTTGGCGTTGCACCGGAACCGAAATCGCTGGCACACCTGCTGTCACCTACACCAATTCCATTTATGGAACTTGCACGTTTACGGAACCACCTGCTGGCGACCCTAATTTCGTGCCATTTGCTCAACTGACTCAATCCCAAGTGGTTGGCTGGTGCTGGGAAAACGGCGTGAACCAAGAAGCTACTGAGGCTGCTATTAACGCAAACTTGGCTGCTCAGATTACACCCGCCACTACGCAACCACCCTTGCCTTGGGCTACACCTGCGGCATAATACTCACGCCAACTTTTTGGCATTTTTTAACAGGAAAATACATCATGACCGAACAAGCTCAAACAAAATCGCAAGCCTTCATTTATTCCGCCGACTTGGTGAATGCGACTTTGCAATACTTGGCGACCAAGCCTTACGGCGAAGTTGCGAACCTGATTGCTGGTTTTAATCAACCAATCGACCCTTCCACCATTCAACAGGCCGCCGCCGAAGCGCCGCCCGAAAGCTGATAAATGGACAATCCAGTTACGCACGAACAAATTTATGCGCGTCTTTGCGCGATGGAATCCAAGGTTGACACAATAGAGTCAAACACAAAGGACATCATTGAGGCATTCAAGGCGGCGCAAGGCGCAGTGAAAGTGTTGAACTGGATTGCGTCCCTTGCAAAGCCAATCGGCATCATCACTTTGGTGACGGGCGCGATTATGGTGGGATGGCATAACCTGACGGGGAAATGAGATGATTGACCCAATTACCGCACTAGCGGCCATACAGTCCGCCGTAAAACTTGTCAAAAAGATGAGTCAGACGGTTGACGACGTTGGTTCGTTGGGTCCGGTATTGGGCAAGTATTTCGATGCCAAAACGAACGCCGTTCAAGCGGTCAAGGATGCCAAAGATTCTGGCAAGGCTTCCAACATGGGAACCGCCATTCAAATCGAAATGGCGCTGGAACAAACAAAACAGTTTGAAACCGAACTGCAAATGTTGTTCATGACGTCCGGCAAAATTGACGTTTGGAATAAAATTAAAGCTCGCGCTGGAGAAATGGACAAAGCGGACAAGTTTGCCGAGCAAGCCGCTAAAGACCGCGCAAAGAAGCAAAAGCAAGAACAAGAAGAATTTTTCATCATTGGTTTGGTGATTGTTTTGGTAATTGTTCTTGGGACGGTTGGCTATTACTTCATACAGGAATCCGTAGACTATGCGAAAAAAAATAGCCATCCTGTTCATCATCGCAATTAGTGGATGTTCGGACCGTTACAGGTACGTTTGTCAAGACTTTGACCATTTTCAAGACCCTGAATGCCAGCGTCCGCGCTGTCTTTTCACGCAAACCTGCCCGGACTATTTGGTCGCGCCCGTTCTGGAGAAACAAATTGATGCTATTCAGCAACCACCCGGACCACAAACTAACCGCTGAAGAAATCGAGGTCCGCATTTGGGCCATCGTTGTCTTGGCGATTACGGGCATTTTGTTTTTTATTGTCATTTGCCTTTTATATTCGGTGACCTTTGTGGTTCAACCAATCAAGGCAATGGCTCCCATCGACCAAGCCTACACCAAGATGCTGAACGACATCGTTTTGTTGTTGGTTGGCGGGATAGGCGGCATTGTGGGCAAACGGGTCGCTGGCGGCGTTGCTGGCACGTTGGCAGGGGTCAAACAAGCCACAGCACCAACAGCGCCTTGCGTGGCTCAAAATCAGTTTGTGCAACCACCGCAAAGTTCGGCATTCGGTGCAATGCCTGTTTTTGTTAATCCCGAACTTGACGAATCTTGGCGTCCACCACCACCGCCGACCACACCGCCCGAACATTTGGAATCGGACGATTTCCGGCAAGAAATAGCCGCGGCACGATTGGGGGCGTCATGACTTGGATTCTTACGTTTTTTAGCGACCTTTTCTACATTCTGGCAATGCTGGCGCTGGTTGGGGGCATTGCCCTATACGGCGTCAGTTATGTGGCGAAATGGCTTCCGGTGATTGCCACTTACGCTTTAATGATGCAAGTCGGCGGCATTGTTTTGGCCTTGGGTGGTGGTTACTTTGTGGCTGAACATAAAGGTTACGAAAAGCGCGTGGCCGAAGATAAAGCCGAAATTGACCGCCTAAACGCTGAAGCGCGGCAAAAAGAAGCTGAACTAGCCCAAACCTTGAAAGAAAAAACCGCAGCATTACGAAAGGCAACCAATGCAATTTCTCAAAAACAAGTTGTTACTAATCAGCGCATTGATGCTGGCGAGTTGCGGTTCCCAACCAGTTGTCCCGTACAAGCCAGTTCAGATGCCGGAACTCCCGCCGGAAATCCAGAAAATGGAACCGAACCTGAGCGACAGGCTCTTAAAGATATTGTCACCATCGCCGCAGAAGGCGACGCCGCCATCGTCAAATTGAATGCGTGTATAGACCAATACGAAACCGTGAAAGGAAAGGTAAATGCTCAACAATGACCAATTAGCAAAGTTGGGCATCAATCCTTCATGGTTGGATGGCTTAAACGAAACTTTCGAGCGATTCAACATTGCCACGCCGCACCAGCAAGCCATGTTTATTGGTCAATGCGGCCATGAATGCAACAACTTTAAAACGCTGGAAGAAAACCTAAACTATAAAGCCGCAACCTTGATGCGTTTGTGGCCGAAACGCTTTCCAACACAGGAAATCGCCAACGAATACGCAGGTCAGCCGAAGCGTATCGCCAACAAGGTTTACGCCAACCGCATGGGAAACCGCGATGAAGCGTCGGGCGATGGGTATCGTTTCCGTGGCCGTGGCTGCGTTCAATTGACGGGTCACGCCAATTATTATCATGCCGGACAAGCCCTTGGCGTTGACTTTGTGATGAACCCTGACATGGTTGCAACGCCGCATTACGCCGCATTGACCGCGGGTTGGTTTTGGGATACGCACAAACTAAACGCACCCGCTGACGCATGGGATTTCGTGAAATGCACCAAGATTATCAACGGCGGTTCAATTGGCCTTGCTGAACGCCGCCAACACGCTGAACACGCCTTGAACGTCTTGTCCTAAAAGGTGGAAGCCCTCAATTTGGCCTTTTAAATTCCATGCGAGAAAGCCAAAAAACCGCATGGTTCAGCATCCTTGAATGTTGGCTTAACAGGCTTCCAAAAGACAACTGCGGGTCAAATCATAAGCAAAGATTGGATTTTTTGTTCCAATTCTTGCAAAAATAATTTGACTTCAGTTTCTAATTCGGCCACATACACCGGGTCAAACGGCACGCGCTGAATGTAAAGCTGCAAGCGTTCTGGAACTCGCGGGTCATACGAAACAAAATCCACCCATTTGCGTCCGGTACAGGCCATTTGCCATTGCATTTGGTCATGATACTTTTTAGGGTATTTCTTGTTGATGATAATGTCGAAATGGTTGGCCGAATTCGGACATTTGATTTCTATCGCGCCATCATCCCCGACAAGGCCATCAGGCGAAGCACCAGCGCGTTCAATCGTTGGGTGGGATATATACCCCACTTCATCGACCATCACGTCCTTGGCTTGCTCATACGCGGCCCGAGCAAATGGTTCTTGCATCGTTCCCCATTTCATGGCGTCGTTGGTAAAAGATTCTTCAACCGTCCCGGTCAATCTTTCGCAAAGCAATTGGCTCATGTAATTGGCGCGAGATGCTGAATACCCTGTTTTTGTCTTTGCTACGATGTCCGAAATGCGCGAAGCTGTCGCATTGCCACATCGAGATGCGAACCACTCTGGTGAACCTTGAATCATATTGCTGCTTTTTTGCGGTCTTTAAGGTCGAGAATTTGGTTTTGAAGCTGGATATTACCGCCAGCAAACTTTAGCGCGGCAAAGTAAGCCGTTTTCAGTTCATCGTGCGTTCTGGCGTTTTCCATGCTGGCAAGATATGGCGTCAAGTCGGCCAATGATGGGCCACCGCTGACTTGGTGGTTGTCGATTTCCACATCGATGGCTTCCGTCGGGATGCTGAACGCTTGAAAACATGCGTATTTGTAAGCCGTTGACATTGCTTTGTTGGTGGCTTTGTCGGACGAATCCATTGCTTCACCAAACGTTTTAACAACATGTTTTGAACCATCTTCAACGCTGACGAAATCGAATTCAGCTTCCACCGTAACGTAGAAAAGAACCTTATTGCTGGCGCTGACCCGTTCCGCACAGGTTCGGCTCAACACCCGCGGCAAAATGCAAAGCCCATGTTTTGGCAGCAATTCGGCCAAGGCGTTATAAACGTCATCGATGCCCCGGAAATGGTAGATTGAACCAGAATCGGTCTTGCGGTTTTTGGCTATGCCACGCACCGACAAAGCGGCTTGAACGTCGCTGATTGCTTTATAGACTTTCATTTTTTGTAAAACTCCGATTCGCAAAGTTCATCTAAGCGCATGAAAGCGTCCATCAATGGGTCTTTTGTGGCCTTATACACATCCGCGCTGGCTTGATTAAACAAGCTCATTGTGCTGGCGATAAGCTGCCGCGCCACGAATGGCGTGATGTCTGAATCTTCAATTTGCCGAAGTTGGCTTAAAACGCCATAAAGCGTTCGGTTCGGGTGGTCCATTGTCATGTCCTGTTTTGTTGATGGGACGTTCATTGTATAGTAAACTGAACGGATGACAAAAGAAATTGCAATTAAATTGGC